TGTAAATTTTTTGGATCAGCTTGAAAAGAAATGATATCTCCAGTGACACTATTTTGTAGTTGACACGTCGATCTTCCACCTCCAATTAATCTTAAAATTCCTTCGTTGCCGCTTTGAATAATTTTAGTAGTTAAGATGTTTCTCCACTTTGCTCCAGTTACATTTAAATTAGTTAAAGTAGATTGTGTAAAACACTTGTCGCCGATATTTTTTATGCCTTCTTTGATTAGTGCTTCCATACTTTTAAAAACAAATCCATACTTGTTTTCAAAGAAGTAAAAACAATGGCCGTTAAATTCTTGAGACATTGCATGTTCTAATCTAATTTGATCAATACACTCGAATGGAGTCTTTTCAGTAAAGTTAAATGCATGCAATCCACGAGTTTTTTCTGCAAAGAAAGGTTTGTTTGATTTCGTTAAGTTAAGATATGCTTTTACCATATTCTCGCACTCAATATTTTTTCTAACAAGCGGTGTGTTTTTTATGGTCGAAGCTTTCCATGCTTCATATGTAACACACTCCACTTTATAAATTAGTGCTTTATCATCGGGAGAATTAAAAGAAACTGGTTTATTAATAACATAAAGTTCGTATCGAATAGACGATTTTGAATTATCTTCGTCTGTTGTAAAATCAATGATAATTTTCTTATCTGTAAAAACAAATTTATCTCCTGCGCCCTTCGCCTCATAGAATTCGAATTGTGCACGAACAGCAGGTTCGAGTATAGATTCATATATGTTTGCTTGTACACAGACAGGAGTCAAATCAACAGCCTTGCCGCAATCGACAGTTTTTGCTGTATTATCAATCATTAAGAACTCGTTAAGTTTAAACTGCCCGTCTCTAATTTGAGAAATCATATTACGAACTCAATTGTTGTATAAATTGTTTTTCTGTTTCAGCGAGATAAGAAGACTTGAGAACAAATATATTTCGCTTCAATTCGTTTCTTTCTTTCTCATCATCATATGCATTTACGGCATACCAATACTCTGTTTCTGCAGTAGAAATGTTTTGCTTTATCGGAGTAATTGTTTTTATTCCTTCTGCTTGATTGACTGCAAAAGTTCCGTTGACGTGCTTTACGGTTAAGCTATTATTTTCAAGATCAACATAGTCAACGGTCGCATAAGCACCAGTGCTCGTCTGAGACACTCGATCTCCGACTTGGAATTGTGTTGGAGAAGCAGTAAGAGTCAACGATAATATTTTGTTTGTGGATACTATCCAATCTTCTTTGATTCTTTCGTAGCCGATCACTGCACCAGTATTCGTAAGTTTTGGCTTCCAATACTTTTGAGTATTTGTAGTTTCATCGGCAAGGAGAGAATCGTATTGTTGAAGAGTAATAATTCTTTCATCTTCATGCCAGTTTAATCGATAGAAGAGAGTAATCGCTCGAGCATTCGAATTTGATCCATACTTTGTTTCAATATAATTCTTAAAATCTTCTGCTGATTTATAGTAATCGTAATAAGGATCAACGATGTTGTTCGTAAGATAGATCATCCAGTCAAATTTCGAAGATCCGTAATAGTTATAAGACAAGATATCCGGTCTCTCGAACCCTTCTTCAAGAGTAAACTGAAAGGTAGAATAGATTTCTTTCTTTGTTTTGTCAGTAAAGTCGACGCGTGCCAAGATATTCTTGGCAACGTTTCCGCCATAGTCTACAATTGGAAATCGATCGAAATATCTTGCCATTATTTGGGTTTCTTTTCTTCTTTATTGCTAAGCGCGCCTTCTACATAACTTGTAGTGTCAGCTATTGTTTTATCAATATCAAAATCAAGGCCTGCAGCATTAATGCCTTTTTGTATTTCTTTCTTGAAAGTTTCCCAAGTTTCACTCAGACGATCTCCGCCTTCTCTGCCATAATCGCGCGAAGTTTGAATCTGTGTTTCAAGCATTGAAATTGAACATTCAATAAATGCCGGATGGCTCGTGCCTTCAAAGAATGCAGGAATTCCTTGCGGAGAGTAATTCAGTTCGATTGATTGAATGAGACACGGCATAAATTGAATTAATCCGGGTTCACCTTTCATAATTCTTAATTCCGGTTGACATAAGAAAGGATATGCGAGTGCCGCAGTTCCTAAGCTACTATATGATGGCAAAGCATATGCTTTCATTGCTTTCAACAGATTCATTAACTGCTGACTTTCTTCTTTATTACGAGGAGCAAAAGTCCATTCGAATCTATGAGTACGAAGAGGAACACCGCTAAATAAAGCTTGTATATGAGGATTTGGAACAGCGCCAATCGCTTGAGCTCCGAGAGCTCCTATATCATTTGTTGATGTAACCATCGCGCTAAAAGCAAGCGCCGCGACCGAATTTGTTATCGCTTGTGTTCGTTCCTTACCACCGGGTGAGCTTATAAAGTTTTGCATCGCATCTGCAATTCCACCTTTCAGACCAGTGGCGTTTGGAGCGACTTCAATATCAAAGCTTTCTCTTATTCCTTTCGGAAGAGGAAGCGCAAATGCTTGTACAAACTTGAGATCTCCTTTTGTATGAGGAGAAGGACGTTGGTATTGTTTAAACTTAAATGACATATAATAATTTTCACTGATATGATCAGGAAATTGCATCGTATCCAAACCATCAAGAGTAATTTTATTCGAAGCTCTTTGAATAGCATCAACATATGTTTCGGCAAAAGCAGAAGCGCCTATGATATTACCATTCTGTGGATTGAAATTGTTACGAATGTCGGCGCAAGATGCTCGTTTCATTTCGCTTGTAAATGTTTGGAAATACTTGTCTTCGAGACCGGCAGTTAAAGAATCTCCGAATCTTGCAGAAAGTTTCGCTGCAGTTGCATCAGAAAATCCTGCCTTCTTTAGTGCTTTGGCAAAAAGATCTTCGACTGCATTCTCGAGTTTATCTTCGAGCTTATTCGTAATCTTTTTAGCAAGGTTATTCAGAAGCCCTCCCGAGCCCTTTTTAAAGTCATCTAAGCTTATTAAAAATCCGTCTCTTGCCATACTGTCTCTCAAATTTAAAAAGGCTATCAGCTTATTTATAAATAGATTTATGGCTTATCAAGGAAAGTTTCGACCAAAGGATATAAAGAAATATCTCGGAGACTCGAATAATATCGTATATCGCAGTCGATGGGAACTCAAGTTCATGATGTACTTAGATTCTCATCCGAATGTCGTGCAATGGGGAAGCGAAGAATTAGTCATTCCTTATCGCTCTCCTCTCGACAATCGTGTACATCGATACTTTCCAGACTTCATTGTGAAGAAGAAATCTCCGGAAGGTAAAATCGATACGATTGTCGTTGAAATAAAACCTCATGCGCAGACGCGGCCTCCAGTGGTGATAAATAAGCCTAATAAGCGTTATATTAATGAAGTCATGACATGGGGTGTCAACGAAGCCAAATGGAGAGCTGCAGCAGTATACTGCAACGATCGCGGTTGGAAGTTCGACATACTCACCGAAAAAGAATTAGGGATTAAATTTTAGTGGCAATCGTATTTGATACTATCATCACACAAGGTGTTCGTTCAGGACAGATTCCTGCGCGTACGAACTCTGCGCGTGAATGGTTCAGAGACACTGCCGGTAAAATGAATCGTATCAATGAGCGTGAGATGATGAAAGGTGATGTGAGTCGTATGACTACTCAACCTCTTCTCGGCTCAATGTACATGTTTTACTACGATCCAAAGCATAAGGAAGAGTTGCCGTATTACGATAGATTTCCTTTGATCTTTCCATATAAGAAAGTCAAAGGCGGATTTATGGGATTGAATCTACACTATCTGCCTTTGCAACTCAGAGCGAAGTTGATGGACGGTTTATATGACTTTGCAAACAATACACGTTATGACGAGTCGACAAAACTTAAACTGAGTTATGAACTCATGATTCAGGCAGCAAAGCTAAGATGGTATGCTCCATGCATTAAGCATTATTTGGCTTCACATGTGCAGTCAAAGTTTATGTACGTTTACCCATCAGAATGGGACATCGCATTGTTCCTGCCGACAGAACGTTTCGTCAAAGCAAAAAAGAATCAAGTTTGGATGGATACGAAAAGAATGCTAGGAGTTACTAAGTAATGTCAAACAAAGCTGAAGGAAGAACCAAACAAAATACCGCCGCCGGGAGACTTTTAACTTTTTTTAGTCCAGTAGTCGAGTCTGTATCTGGAAAACCTATCAGTGCATTTGTTCAGTCGAGTCAACCAAAAGGCGGAAATACTGGAGGAAGAGCCAAAGTAGGATCAACTGAGCGTGCTTATCAAGAAGTATTTGACAGGATTGCGGCTCGTGATAATCCGCAAGGCGCGCAGGGCTCTCAAGGCGCAACAAGCAGAGGTGGTGCACAAGGTGCAACTGCGAAACCTAAGCCTGCGGCAAAAACACAAGTAGCTAAAGGCATCAATAATAATACAAAACAAGAAATTGAAACTAAAAATTCTGAATTTAGCACCGGTGAACGCAGTAAAGGCATATTTAATATCGGTCGATTTAGAGCCGAAGTTTCTGGTGCAGATAGTATACTTCCTACACATAGCTTCTTAACAGTTTTTGCTCCGATGCCATGGGCAATAAAAAAGTTTCCAGCCGGAAATCTTGATTCGCTTCTGACAATGAGATGCGATAATGTTGTTCTTCCTTCTATTAATCTATTACAAGAACAAAATATCAGAAGATACGGATTTGGTCCAGTCGAAAACGTTGCGTATGGTGTAAATGTCGGAGACTTTACTCTTCAGTTCATCGTAGATAAAGACGCGTTGGTTGTAGAATTCTTTGAAGAATGGTTAAATCTAATTGTAAATCGCGACTCTTTCGGCGGCGCGAATATGAATAATAATAAAATTGGTGGTTTGCGAAGACCATATGAAATCGCTTACAAAGATACGTATGCGTGTCCGAATGTAAACGTATTTGTATATGATCGATCACAAAATGCTGTGATGGAATATCATATATATGATGTGTTTCCTACCGGCATACAAAGCATGAATATGTCATGGAGCGAAGAAAATACTTTAATGAAGTTAAACATCACTTTTTCTTTTACCGATCTTCGAATTGAAAGATCGAAATCGAAGAATAAAAAAAGCCAATCGATTAATGATGAAATTAAAGTGACTGCGACTGGGCCGTATGCGGTCCAAGGAACGGGAGCTGGAGGTGTTGTTGATCTTGCTACTCTCGATCCAACAGGCGCCCGAGGTCTCGAATTGACAGATCTATCAAATGAAACTACGATCATCGGCGATGGATTTAGAACGAGAGGTTCTTCGGCGCCTCTTCCACCAGCCACATTTTCTAACCGTGGTGTTGAACTCGCCGGGTTTCCGAAACGATATGACACTCTTGGAAATCAAATAACAACTGTCGAATCATAATTTATAATTTAGGAGAATATATAATGCCTTTACCAAAAATCGACCAACCACTCTTTGACGTGACCATCCCTTCTTCAAAGAAAAAGATTCTCTTTCGACCATTTCTGGTGAAAGAAGAAAAGATCTTACTCATCTCGCAACAAGGTGGAGAAGATACTGATGTGATCAGAGCCATCAAACAGATCTTAAAACTCTGCGTGCAAGATGAAGATTTTGATGTCGATAAGCTTACGACTTTCGATCTTGAATATTTGTTCTTAAAACTGCGAGCGAAATCTGTCAACAACATTGTCAAGTTATCTTATCGTGATAACGAAGACGATAAAGTTTATGACTTTGAATTAAACCTTGATACGATTGAAGTCGAAATGCCAGAGGGTATTGATTCGACTATTAAATTGTCTGATAATATTGCAATGATTATGAAGTATCCGAGCTCGAGCATCACTGATAAAATCACGCAGTTTGATAATGAAGTCGATCTCATGACATTCTTTATCATTAACTGTATCGATACCATCGTAACAGAAGAAGAAATTTATCCTGCTTCTGAGTATACAGATAAAGAACTCGAAGAGTTTCTCGATCAATTGCCAGTCAATTCTTTCGAAAAGATTCGTGAATTCTTCGAACAAATGCCGAAGTTGTATCATAAAATTGAATACACAAATGAACTTGGTAATGATAGGAGTATCGAGTTAACGAATCTCAAAGATTTTTTTATGTGGCGCTGAGTCACAACTCACTGCAAAACTACTATAGTATGATATTTGCTTTGGCTCAACATCACAAATATTCGATTACTGAGATAGAAAATTTGATACCATATGAAAGAGATCTCTACGTTGATTTATTGATGGCTCATCTTGAAGAACAGAGACAAGAAATAGAGAGTAGAAGAAAGTAATGCCGTTATTTGAAACACCGGTTTCTGCTGCAGTAAAATCGACCATCGAAGGTACTTTCGGTCTAGCAGGAAAAGTAGTAGAAGCTACTGGTAATGCCGTGCGCGGCGTTGGAGAAGCGGTAGGAGGAGCTCTCGAAGGAGCTCTTTCTCCAGCACCGGTAACTGTTATTAATGGTGTTGGTATGGCAGGTCAAGCCGGAAAGTCGAAAGTGTCTGGTTCAGGCACTATTCCCGCTTCTCCTAAAAAGTCTGCACGACCGGCTGTCAATCCAAATATGCCTACAGAAAAACTGTTAGTAGTAGCAGTCAATTATCTTTCTTCGATTGAAAAAACTCTTGAGCAACAACTTCAGTTTGAAAAAAGAGCATTTCAGCAACAAGCTCAAGCAGAAAAAGAAGCGTCGATCGAATCCGGTGGAAGTTCATTTCAAAATCCGTTTAGTAATTTAGGAGAAAAACTCGACGCGATAAAAGATAATGCCAAAGAAAGAGCTGGAACTGTAGGAAAACTTTTAATCGGTGCCGGTTTGCTTGGTACTCTTGGCCTCGCTGCTCTTGGAAATTTAGACACATCACAATTAGAAGAACTAAAATCGAATTGGGCGGCTTTTACTGATAAGATATCTCCTATCATTGGTTTCGTTCAAAATTTTGCAGCCGCATTGGGCACAACAGCAATCGCAGGAGCGGCAGTAGGAAGTGTTTTCGGTTGGAGAGGAGCACTCCTCGGATTAATTGGCGGGAAAATATATGAAGATGCTTATGGAACATTTAATGAAAAAACAGGACAAAGAGAAGGTGGTCAAGGACTGCTTTCATCGATAGTTAGTAATTTTCCACTCGCAGCGGTAGCTATAGCTCCTGTCACCGCTATTAAATTTGCATATAAAGGACTTAAAACTATAGCAGGTGCACTTACTGCTTTTACAAAAAAACAAGCAGCAAGATTTATGGCATGGTTTGCAGAAAAAGCCTTTATACGTTTCGCTTTCTCTGCATACGGTAAAAATAGATTGTGGAATCTTTTCTTAAGATACTTAGAAAAGAAAGCTCAGCAAAGACTTCTTGCTCAAATCGCCGCGGTCGGAGCTGCAACTGCCGCGACTACTGTTGCTGAAGCCGCAGTAGCTTCTACCGGTGTAGGTATTCCAGTTGCGGCTGTTTCTGCCGTGGTAACAAAGCTAATAGCAGCAGGTTTTACTGCTTGGTTGCTATGGGATTTGTATCAAATTTGGGTAGAATTCTCGGAAACAGCAGAAGCGAGAGCACAAGAAGCTACCGACGATGAAAGAGCAAACGCATCGCCTGTATCTACAGCTGCAACACCTGACGCGACATCAACATCCGGATCTGCAAATATATCAGGCGCTCCTGTGGCTTCTGCAGCTCAAACACAAAATCTTCCTTCAATTCCTGCGGATGTAGAAAAAATCCTTGCTACTATCAGAACACGCGAGTCTGGTGGCAATTATGGTATTCCACATCCTAATGGCATGCCAGGTCAAACTGCATCCGGCGCTTATGCATTTACAAATGGATCTTGGAGAGGATTAACCAAAAAGTATAATATAGGAACAGAATATAGCAGCGCCTATCTTGCTCCGCCGCCTATTCAAGATGCTGTTGCCGCAAAATACGTTCAAGAAATATTACAAAAAGCCGGCGGTGATGTTTCGAAAGTTCCACTTGCCTGGTATACAGGCAATATACAAGGAAAGATGTCTGCAAAGGCGCTTGCTGTAAACAATGGTATGACTCCACAAGCATATCAAGCAAAATGGATGGCAGATTATACCGGTGGAAAATATTCGGCTTCTTCTTATGATTCGCAAGGAGCAAGTTCGCAACAATCAGCCGGTGTTATGGGTTCTCTTGCTGATTTAGGTAAAGGTGCAATTGAAAGCGCCGGTAAAGTGCTTCAAGCCAGTCTTGGAGAGATGAGTCTTACAACCGGTTCGCAGTTATCTAATAAATTTAATAATAATATGCAAACTCCTGTAAAATCAGAATCTGCGGCAGCTGCCAAAATTTCTAAAATATCTACAGAATTACAAAACACTGTTGATTTAGGGAAATTAGATTCTACTAAAGCAGCAACCGAACCAGCATCTGCAAGTATATCTCCTATTGGAAAACCCGGATCTTCAAACGATAGTAAGCGAGATCACTTTGATCCGAATTACCCAAGCGATAGCTTGCTTATGGAAAAATATATGCAACATCAAAAATTGGTAATTGCATAATGGCTGAACCGGTTACGATTGGCGGCCAAACCTTCATTAAAACTGGTGATGGATGGGTAGATCAAAAGACAAAAATAAAAGCGCCCGAAGGCTTACTTAAGCTTCTGAATAATCTTCAATCTGAGAATTCTCTTTCTGAAGGCAAGAAGAAGCGTGTTCGTATTGATCCTTCTCGACCTGTTATAAAACTCGGTAAAACAGAATATGTATGGGATCTCAACGGAAAAGTATGGATCGATAAGAAAACAAGAGAAGCTTCGAATCCGCGTTTTAGCTTATTGATTGAAGCAACATATCAGTCGACACTCGGCAGTGATCAGTTACAAGATCCCGGTACACCAACTCCAAGCACTGCGGCCGCAAAAGCAGCAATGAAAGATGTGCTTGCAAATAATATGTTTGCAACAAATCAAAAAACAAAAACTTCGAAGACAGGAAGCGGCACACTTCCTTCAATGAGTAATATTAAAATTAATTCTCCTATCGTTCAGATGATAGAGAAATTAGCTACGATTGACGGTTATCTCAAGCAAAGATTAAATAACAATATATCTTCATATAATACGCGCAGTGTTTCTACAAAAGAACAATCGATAGAACAAGGTGCATCGCAAACAGATGCTACTCCTAATTTAGAACAAGAAAAAGTCGATGCTGAAGTAGAAAAAGCAAATAAAGAATCGAATGGTATATTATTAGGTGCAGCTGTTGCAGCTGGAGCTCTTTTTATATCTCAACTCGATCCGGTAAAAGAAACTTTTAATGCTATTGTAAACTTTGCAAAAGGTGTTTATGATTTTGCATCAGGAATAGCTGGAGTTTTTAATGACGGCCTACGCAATATTGTAGGAACTCCAGAGTCAAGAGCAGCAGAAAAATCATCGACTGAAACTGGTTCTTCTGCAACAGACGTAACACAACCTGCTGGCGGAATGCAACAAACCAGCGACCAATCAGAAGATTCCACATCATTTTCAGGTCCAAAACAATCTGTTGCTTCCGGTAATAAAGCTTCAAGCGGACCGAATTCACCGGAAGAAATTTTAACTGCTTTTCCAGGGCCTAAATCTTCTTCAAAGTCCGGCGCTTCTGGTGGAGCAACAGGGTCAAAAGGTTCTGATGCTACTCGCGCTTCTTCTGCAACCGCTGTAACGCCTTCTTCTGCAGCTACAACTCCTTCTTCTGTAGCGCCTGCTTCTGCAACTCCTGCGAATTCTTCTGCAACTCCTGCAGCTGCTCCAGCTACTACGGCACCAGCTAATGGCACAAAATCTACGGCGCCAGCACAAGCAACGCAAACAGGTGGATCTTCTCCTGGCGCAACTTCTAATGAATCATTGAGTAAAGCTGCACGACTGGCTGCTAGCCAAGTTGGTATTGGTGAATCACAAATAGGCAACTATTTAAGACAAGGTGGAGTCGGATTAGATCCGCGAAATGAAAAATGGTGCTCGGCATTTGTAAACTCTACACTCGCTCAAGCTGGATTAAAAGGCGCAACTAACATAGCTAATAGCTTTCAAAAGTGGGGAGATAATGTTCCAGTGTCTTCTGTTCAAGAAGGCGACATTGTTATTCAAACTCGTGGTTTAGGTCCAGATGTTGGTGGTGGCCATATAGGTATCGCAACAGGCGTAAGACAAGGAAACAAAGTCGAGCTCATAGCCGGTAACACTAGCAATAAAGTTAAGAGATATTTTTTAGATAACAATGCTAAAAATGGATTACAGATAAGAAGATATAACCCGCAAAAACCATATGGTAAAGGAGCAGTGGGAGGAGCGCCATTAGGAGGAACTGGAGATAGCGCTTTGGAACAAGCGGTTGGAGCCGGCGTTGATTTAACGGAAGGCGCGATCAAGGCAGTTGGAAATATTCTAAGTGCGGCTTTAGGACCTATGAGTATTACTACTGGATCACAGCTTCAAAATAGTTTTAATAGTACAATGTCAAGTGATATAGGAAAAGCAGCGAGAGAAAAAACGAATGCGATTGTCGATTCAAAAATTGTAGAATCTGCAGCTGCTACGATAAAGACGAGTTCAGCAGATACAAAGGCTTCTGCGAGTTCTTCTCAAATGCAAATCGCTGAGTCGACTGGAGATAACGCCAGCATTCAATATTACTTAACTCGTATGGGATTTGCGCCGCTCGATTATAAACAAGCGGCAAAAGCATAAAAAAAAGGGCGACCGAAGTCGCCCTTTCCCACCTTATCAATCTTCTTCGGCAAGCCGTTTGAAGAAATCGAGATCATCGTCATCATCACTGATTGTGGAGGTAGGAGCAGCAACTGCTTCCGCCGCCTTGAATGTCGGTGCAGGTGCACGATATTCATTTTCATCCAGATCAACACCACGAATCTTTGCAGGCTCCGCAGAGAGTGCAAGGACTGTATTTAAACGAGTCTTGAGATCTTCATAAGACTTGAATTGCTTCAGATCTACAATTTCAGAGAGCGAACGCTCCTCATTGTAGACCCGCTCAAGCTCGGAGTCATCGTCGAACAGTGGTGCGGGAGTATCGAATTCAGACTTATCGTAGTTGGGGTAACCCTCAACCTTACGAATTTTGAGCTTGAAGTTAGCACCTGACCAAAGATCGAAAGGATTTACTGGCTTCTCGTCTTCGAACTGCGGATTCATCAGATCGTTCAGCTTATCGAAGATTTTCTTGCCATACTTGTACAAGAAAACTTTGCCTTCGTTTGCAGGATTGCCTGGATCCTTCACAACATAGATGTTGCTGTGGTATGCCAAGCGCCGCTTCTGCTTGCGTGCGATCTCCTTATCAGAGTCAAGACCAGTGTTCCAAAGAACGCTGTTGTGTTCTGATACGGGATCGTCTTTACCGATAGTCGTTAACGACCGCTCGATATACCAAAGCCCGGTTGGACCTTGGAATCCATGGTCCCAGATGCGAACGAAGGGAATGTCTTCATTCTTCGGTGCAGGAAGGAAGCGAATGACAGCGTAGCCGTTACCAGCCTTATCGACTGTATGCTTCCAATATTTGCCCTCATCGGGATCTGTATAGGTGGTATTTTGTTTAGCAAGTTCTTTCGTGAGTTTCTCGAACGAGGAATTGGAAGAACGCTTGAGGTCTGCAAATGACATAATTAATCTCCTATATGTCGGTTTTTTACGGTATGTTTCGATGTATTTCGATTGCAGCGAACTGCAACTGTATTTATCATGAAGTAAAGACGTCCTTGACAATTTTTCTGCACCGAAATGCATCATAATGAAAGAACGTCTTATACTTCAGCAGCTTCTTGTGGATGCTGGGCCATAGGACACCATCCTCAATTTTCTTGTTCCAATGACCGAAGAACCCGAAAATATCATTGAGGATAATCACCGTCTCGATTGAAATCTCGCGACGAAGATATTGTTTCAGTAGAAAGGGATGTTGCCCATTCTTTACAATAACACAATCATTGAAATTTGTACATAGTTTTTTTACATCTTCTTCAAAAATATAAGAAAGAGATTGTTGTCTCTTCAACCATTCATTGTACACTTTCTCTGAGTCATCATCAAATAGATCGCCTATCCATTTCAAATCACCATCAATAAAGTTGGCTACCAAATATTTGAGAGGATCTTTGTGTTTTGACAGTTTATAGAATTGATACTTATCTTTACGAACGTCAAAGCTCGAAGGTTTGGCTCCGATCTTGCCGTTATATTTGATATAGTCATAGCTGTCTGTTGTGAAATGATTTTTGAGGGCGAGGAATGTGGTGTAGCTCTCGAATGGAGTCATACTGGTAACTTTGCCCTCTTTGGCATGAAGTTGAGTTCTTCGGCTTCGTCTTGAAGCTTTGCCTTAATACGAATGTTGCTACGAATAATACTCGCGGCAGCTTCGAGCTCGATGTTATTCTTTTCGCAATAGTGGACGACGGCATCCATATAGTCTAAATTATAATTAATAACCAATCGTTCAATTTCTTTAATGAACTTTTCAGAAGTCAGCGCTTTGGTTGAGATGACGTCGTCCATCATAATATAATTATCCTCTATAAAAAATGTGTGCACCAATTTTAGTCGTACGATCAAAGACTCTGCCCCATGATGGGCTTACATAGTCTGCGTGATAGAATTTTGCACCCTTTGTAACGTCACTGTAGTTACCCAGATATACGTTTTCGGCAACGGTTGTCGCCTTACGATATGCTGTCATATCAGCTATTCGCTTTCCTCCCTCACACTTCCATGAAAATTGGCATACGCGCGCAGTTCTCTGATTGATAACCGCACATGGTGTCTTTGGGAATCTTTTATCTTTTACGCGATTCAATACTACATTGTTCACCGCGATTTTGCCTTTAGTTGGCTCATGGCCTGCTTCGAAATATGTATTCTCGGCCATGCATTTGATTTGTTTTTTATCGTATTTACTCAGATATACTGGTTTATTTACGATAACTTTTTTTTCAATAACCTTCACCACTGGAACTTTTACGATTTGAACCACTGGTTGTTTAGTTGGAGTAGCCAAAGCCACACCTGTGACTGCGATAATACCTATGACAAAGCCTTCGGCCCAGCGTAGGTACGGGAAATCTTTTCTGTTTTCGAAAAGTTTCATGTTTGTCCTCTTAGTCTCAATGACTTTGGCAAACAGAGACTACTGTGCAGGCATCTCAGCCATATAGTTTTCTGCCGCTATAAGAAGATACACAAGAGAATAACGAAGTATCTTCCATCCATTTCCCTCTTACTGGAAATGCAAAATCATTAGTGTTTTCGTCGGTGACATCCGAATGATGCCGCTTTCTAGCCATCTAAGACTTGAAGTTTTTGTAAGAGTCAATGGAGGGATTAACCTCCGTCATATTTTATTTATACTGCCGCCAACTGTTTTTCTGGCGACTCGTAGCACCAGCAATTCAACTGGTAGCAAGTGGGCCCGTTCTGTTCCAATGTGGTGCCCATACACGTGTAGATCATGCCGCTAGGCGGATATCTGCAAAGCTATCGTTATCGTTAGCATTTATGTTTAGTGGCCCTTTGCCAAGCAATCAGTCTCGAACCGCCCTATTACACGAAAATCGAATTCCATGGTCACCCCCATCAAAGACACACTGGAGGATTCGAACCTCTCGTTACCGGCGTTAGGTAACATTACCACCCGTCGTGCCCTTCGGCTCAGTGTGTCTATGGTGGAGGTGCGGGGAGTCGAACCCCGGTCTTTCCGCCTTTATTGTTGATTGTCAACAACTGATATTCTATTTATACCCTAACGGGCTTTAATTGTACATGCTTAATATAAGAAGTCAAGTGGTTTTTTCACTAGTTTACAAGATGTTGAGCAAGAACCATACAACTCAACCAAGCCCACATAGTATTAAACGCTACGAGGGTGGGCAGCAACTTCTTATTCGAAGCCCAAATAAGCGTAAGGCTTGTTATCAATGTCAACCAATATAACCACCAAATGCTGGCACCAAAGATCAAGCCAGGAATAATAATAATTGCTTTGGCCGTCCAACTTGCTGCTTCTACTTTGTTATAGAAGTGGTCCCAATATTCTTTCGTAAACCACAAACCGTAACAGTCTCGGATTTTATCCCATCCAGTTTTGTAGTAGGTGAACATTACCAAACCAAAAGCTGCAGTTGTAGCCCAAACAATTTGTTCAATATTCATATCTATTTTTTTCTATGATATATTAATTGGCTTAATTGCACCAAGACTGCTTTGCATCTCCAAAATATGCTCGAGCAAAACTGTTCTTAATAAGCAGATCGCGAAGGCTCATGCCGTCAAGCAGAATGTCACCGAGAACACGACCGCCAAACTTGTCCCAATCATATAGAACAACTTGATGCTTCTTCGTACCAGCAATCACATCTTTGACAAAAACAGAAGCTTGCTCGCCGCGCTTCTTTTCGCTCTCGCATTTGGCACGAAAGCTTTTTTCTGGAGTATCAACACCGAAGATACGAACGCCGAGTTCAGGCTTGAGTGGAGCTGGCAAGTATGGTGCCTCGATGACAATCGTATCACCATCAATTGCTCGAACGATCTTTGCATCATAGGTTACACCGGCCGGTGTCTTCTGAGCAATTGCTGGAGTTGCCAACATAACGAGTGCTAGCGCAATAAAATTCTTCATATATTTTCCTTAGTTACAAGTAGTTTGCCAATAAACGTAGCGCTCACCATAGCGCCACTCGGTAATTTGTTCACGGACGCAATAGCGTCTATCATATCTATAATTTGGTGGGTAGTAACGATTATCGTTATAGTCTTGGTTTCTATCTTCTTCTGGTGCTCGTTCTTTTGAAGCAAGTGCACCTACAACAACACCGCCTATAATGGCACCACATAGCCAACCACATCCGCTTTTACGTTTTTGTTTGTGTTCGCGATGTTCTGTACGATCATAATTTCTTGCAAGAACTGGAGTAGAGATCAGCATGCTGCTGACAATTGCGAATGTAATAAGCTTCTTCATATTAGAACCTTTCATCAATATCGGCAAACATCACTCGTTTTCTTGGATCTCCATCAGTGATACATCGAGTCAGTGTAAGCGCTTCTTTGTAATTCTTTGTATGGAACATGACAGGAAAGATGATCTCATCATCCTCCATTTCGAATGCCATTCCAACAAAGTAAGTACCGTTTTCTACCATAAACGTATTTATAATTGGGAGAACCGAAGCTCTCCCAACCATATTAGGCAGCATCTGCAAACTCCACCGCAGTTTCGAGCGCCTTCGTTTTGAGGTTCTTGTTCGAACCGTACCAAGCAGAAGTCATACGATTATCTGCATTGCGGCCGATCATGTGGTCGGTCATGAAGGTCACAGCGTTGAAAGCCTGCCACCAGCTACCTTCGCCATATTCGGCGCCAGGTTGTTGGTCCATGATTTCGAGCGCGATGCCAGCATTCTTGCTGAGATCTTTCTTCGAACCAGTGACAGGGAATACACGCTGGAAATACTCGACGATGTTCTCGTCAGTGTAACGCTTCGAACCAAGATAAGCAGCCATTTCCTTGTACTTGGCAAGCTTTTCCTTGGCGACACCGAGCGTTTCCTTGACAACGTCACCGTCAAACTCACGACGATGGCTAACCTTTACAATCTTGCTCGACTGGCTGTTCAGCGAAAGAGTCAACGTGTTGTTGCAAACAACGCGAACAGGAGTGAAGCGAACATCGATCGACCAACCATACTTATGCGGATTGGTGAAAAGCAGGTAGGAATCAACGCGATCGCCTTTGAAAAGTTCGAAAGAATCTTTTACTTTTGCCAAGGCCCAAACAAGCTGACCATCGCGAAGCGAACCAGCAGTGTGCATTTCCATCTCACCAGCTGCAACGAAATCATTAAAGAATTCGAAGGCTGCTTCGTTTTGATTCGGAACCCAATCGTTTGTGATCACGTCGAGGATCTTATTGTCGACGTCACGAACCAGAGCGGAGTGACCGATGTCGGTTTGTTTGCCACCGATATTGGCAAAAGCAGTAATTGGATTGACCTTCCAGTCAAGACCAGCGGCCTTCAACATCTGATTCGGTGTAAGGTCGTTCGAGACCTTCGTACCGAGACCATGCCAAGGTGTTTCGCCTGCATAAGCCATTGAAGCTTTGCCGTCGAGAAATTCAATCATATGAGCCATAATATATTTTCCTTTATCAATTTGGTATAACCATTCTACCAAAGAATGGCTTATTTGTACATGTTTATTTTTAATTAATTTCAAACTCATTTAGCATTTGCTCAAGAATATCTTTGTAGATACGCTTAGCTGTGCTGACCAACTGACGCGTTGAACATTCGCTGAAGTCAAAGCCATCGCATTCCATTTCAGTCTGAACACGCAATGCGTCTTCCAAAGAAATTTGAAGGCCTTCAGCAATATCTCGAGTAACTTGATTCATCATAATTTCCTTTAGCTTATTATTCATACTACCAAAGTTTTGATAAAATGTACATGTTTATTTTTAAAATTATGCATTATTTTCGGCTTCGGCAGTTATCAAATTAACTGAACCAATACCAAATATAGTCAAACCCAAAAGGCCTTGAAGCACAAAATGCGTTACGTCTGCATACTCAGGAATGAGGATCAGAATAAGCAAACCAAGAAAAATCATTACATAGTTCATATTATATCTCCAACGAACGTTCATAAGATTCGCGCTCTGCGCGCTCATCGAGCCATTTTTCGTAACCTTCCCAAAAGGTCTCTTCAACTTCATTTTCCATCATAGTTTCCTTTAGCTTATTATTCATACTACCAAAGTTTTGATAAAATGTACATGTTTATTTTTCGATAAAATCACAAACCAACTGAAAAAAGTCATCAGGCTTTTCATCTTCCATGACCATCAGATAGTCACGAACATCTTCGGTAATACCGTGCTTGGCGAAATATGCAGCGATTGCTCGCTGCACAGTGTCTCTGCCGAAGTACTCAATACTAGGCGATACAGTCATACTTCCTCCAAAATATCAAGCATGTAATCGATGATTTTTTCGAAGTCATCGTCTGGATGCAAGCGGTGGTCGATTGCAACTTCGCTGTACATCGCAGTCAGATAGTCGCGAATCTCAACACCGTGAGTTCCTGAGATACCTTCATAGACATAATCGAATGGATCATCGAGGGTGGCGATGTGGTTGTGTAAATTCATCATAATATATTTTTCCTTCTTTATTATAGGTCCACCTTACATTGTTTTCGAAATAATGTACATGTTTATTGTCAAAAAAAATGCGACCGAAGCCGCATTTTCTTATCCGTACATTTGATGGTAAGATCGAACCAGATCCACCGCTTTCTCAAGATATCGTTGAGGTCGCTCAATAAAGACTTGAGACTCGAGAGAGTCATCGACTCCAATGATGATAACGATATCCTTCACTAAGATGCCTGTCATCTCCCATAACATATAAGAGTAGAGACTCGCTTGTAGGAAATATCCTTCGATCCAATCCTTACGTTTGAGCTTTGCAGAAGTTTTGTAGTCGATGATAGACAGACGGCCGTCGTAGTCTGCTATCAAGTCGCAAGATCCTGCTAGCTTGAGATGATCAGAGAAGAGAGTACATTCAGTAGCACGAATCATGTCTACCTTCTCATCCAGAACCTTCTTGATCTGATTGAATATCATGATATTATGAGGCATTGACATGTCAACGTCATGACCTAACACATAGTTCTCACACATCGTATGGACTTTAGTTCCACGAGTAGAAGCCCGGGCCGAAACCCGGGCCGCTTCATCCTCACCGACTCTTTTCTTCCAGGCTTCGAGAGCAGACTTATCAGTCATCTTACCGAGAACGGTAGTTACAGACGGATATCGTTTGCCTTCAGGTGTCTCATAGAGACGTATTGGTCCATCTATCCTTTGCAGTTCAGCAAACTCTAGTAATTCGTATTCGAATTCTTTACGGTTGGAGACCGAGTTTTTGTCGAGCAATTATATATTCCTTCACTAGCTTCGAGCGAACAATATCTTGTTCGAGGAAGTCAACATGTACAAAGTCATTTAACTTACCGATGACTTTCATAAAGTCCTTCAGTCCGTTACGTTCTTGTTCTTTCGTAAGATCTGACTGACGGAAGTCGCCACAGAACAATACTCTACAACCTTTACCAATACGAGTGATCACAGAATCCAGTTCATGGAACGTCATGTTATTGACCTCATCTACAATCACGTAACAATTATTCATGGTGATGCCACGAATAAACGACGTCGAGATGAACTCAATCGCATTCTTTTGCTTGAGGATCTCATACGCATCAGACCGATCAAATAGTTCCGTACAGATGGCATAATAAGGTGCCTCATAAACTTTCATCTTTTCTTTCTGATTACCAGGAAGAAAACCCATATCTCGTGTTGGTACTACCGATCTTACAATGTAAATCTTATTTTGTACACCTTTATTTGACATCAGTGCGTCAATAGTTTTCGAAAGAGCGAGAAAGGTTTTGCCAGTACCAGCCATACCGTGTAACATCAGATGTTTTCCATCATCAAAAGCATCAAATGCAATACGTTGATTCTCTGTGAGTGGATTAATATTTTTTAAATTAAAGTTTTGAGTTTTGAATGTCAATCCTTCTTGTGCATCGCCATTCTGTCTGGCAATTCTTTTTTCTCTTTTTGTTAAACGTGCCTGGTTGTTATATTCCACTGGCTATCCTTATTTTTTATTGCGGGCTTTATTAACTGCATCGCGAGTCTTAGTTGCTTTGATACCCTTGTCTCCGTGTTCTTGTCCGAGTGGAGAGTGGGGATTGGCATTGCCGATTCTATTGAGTAGATCATTAAAGCCTGAGTCATTTTTATGAGTAACTCCGGAGATTCCTGATACGAAGCGCGGCGCACCAATAACCTCTTCAAGATCAGGATTCTCTTCAAGAAACTCGAGTTTTTGATTATAGGTGAGAAACTCGTCAAAAGTTTCTCCTGTTTCTTTGAGTCTAAATTCATAGATAGGCATTAATAATCTTCATCTTCTATCAGATCTAAAAGGGTGCTTTTTGTTTTAGAACGAAGGGCAGATCGAAGCCGCTTCTCACTCAAATGCTGACGATGATCATGTGATGTATTTTTCGAGTCGTCATATTCTTCATTATATTTTCTAAAACGCTTAACCGTGTTGCTCATTTGGAATTAACCCTGGAAAAGCTTCGTTAATTGTTGCTGCGTTGAGTCCTTCGACTTTCTTATCCTTGACTGCAATCAAAAGATTTGCATCCTTCGGATGAAGAGATTCGAGAAGACCGATGAAAAGCATTTCGCGCTGAACTTGTTTAATGTCAGGACGATTGCCGCTGAGGTAAAGAGGAAGTGTACGTGCCTCTTGATAGAGTCTTCCTTCGCTGTCGAGCACTTCGCTCGGCTTGTAAGGAGGAGCTCCTTCTGGTAGCCACCATCCTACATTAGGATGGAATGCCAATTCAAGGATATACCGAAGTGTTTCATTATCATACTGTCGTAAGACAGAAACCTTTGATGGTACATCTTTTGCTTCCTTGACCAAATCAAGGATCTCTGCTATCGCTAATGTTCTTTGCATATTAAAACTCGTTAATGCTTTCTAATAGGAGTTTGAGACGACGTTCGATAAAGTAGTTGAAGAGTTTATCTCTTCCTTTACCAGCTTGCTGCTCGTACTGCACGAGCACTTCCTTCTTAATATCAGGAGGAATGAAGTTGAGATCAACGAGCTGCTGATTGCGAAGATAACCGCGCAGCATCTTCTCGTCACAGAATTCTTTCGGATCTGCATCGAGCCATTGATCTAATTTTTTCTGACTAATAGGTTTCTGTCTGGCACCGACAACGAACGTGTCATCAGCTGATAAGAAGTTAGGAACACCGTCGCCAGCATCTCCGCGAATGATATGTTCTTTCATGAACTTATCGACATCGTTTGTCTTGCGCCACTTCTTCTGCACAGGATCAAACTGCTGTACGTTCATAAAAGCTTGTAGCTGCACAAAGTCTTTGTCACCAGAAAGAATCAAGATCTTCTCGTTGGTATTGCCATAGGTTTGTGCAAGAGTGCCGATGATGTCATCAGCTTCGGCGCCATCGACACGAATGACTCGATAAGGAAAGTAATCCTTCAATTCATCGCGGACTTTATTGAGAGTCTCGAATACGGCAGTCCAGTTGATCTCTGACTTCTCACGATTCTTACGACGATTGGCTTTGTAATAGGGAAATACTTGACGGCGCCAGTTATTACCAGCATCGCATGCAATAATCATTTCGCCGAACTCATTCTTAAACTTGACGTTATAAGCTCTCACAGAATTGAGAACCATATGACGTAAAAGATCTTCTTCGATATCTGCATTCGTGTGGTTTCCAAGTTGTATCATTAGATTGGAAATCATAACCTGTGAAAGGTCCATAATAATCATTTCAATTTCTCACTCTTCATCTGGTAAATTATATGTGTATTCAATACTATTGTCTTCATTATATCTAAATTCAAATATGGTGTCAGACATATTATGAAATGGATGCTCAAGATTATACTGTCGATGTAACAGTGCTTTGATGCCTTCCATTACTAAGGCGACATCTTTTACATATTTATCGTCATTAATATCTACGCCATACGCTCCGAACATATTAATTATATCTGGAATCATATCATTCATGACTCCAGCCACATGTTCTTTACGAGTCTGAGTCACCTTGTCATGAATTTCGTCCAAGTTTTGAGGCGGAGCATCATCTCGCTTGAAACCTGGAAATACGATTACGTTGTCCGTCATTTAATAACCCTTAGTAGAATAGTGTCTTGATTAATTCTGCCATTCGGCTTTGACTCCACTGTTTTAATTTCGTCCATCAACTTACGTAGGCTAACTTTACCAGCACCAAGCAATGCTTGAATAGAAGCTTCTGGTTTGCGTAAGCCTTTGCTCGTAGAGGTTTCGACATCATAACCAATCAAGGTAGTACCTTTCACTTGAATTCCAGCTGGACCGACAGAGTCATAGCGACTGAGTTTCTTGTACTTAGTATTGTAAGTCCATAGCTGTGTACATCCTACTAGCTCCGTTGGATGGACAGAGACAATCTTGAGTGAAGGCTCTTCCTTCTGGTATTTAAGGTTCTTTACCAGATCAACTGCAGACTTCGCCTTCTTCTCACGAGGCTTACGAACTTTTGTTACCTTCTTGTTATTGACATAACGTTCGATGTCAGAGAAGAAACTTTGCCAAAAGTTAATCCAAAACTTTAGACGCTTACCAAATGCTTCTTGAACTTGCTCGTCATTCGACATGATCTCGTCATACTGAGGACGATAATAGTCTGATACGATGTTTAAGATCTGAGCATTCAGTTCGTTCGCTTGACAAAAGGTGTACATCGAGAATGCCTTGCCTTCCATCACAAGGTCGAGTTCTTCTTCAAGGTTGGTAATGATCACCTGCGCTTTATCACGGACGCGCGCTTGAATATCAACGACAGCCTTGACAGCAACAGCTCCTTCGTCTTCTTCAATGATCTGGCTTGCGAGCTTCAGCAAATCCTTGACACCATTGTCGAAGTAGTCCATATTCTCTTTTGGAAGCTCATTACCATTCAGAAGAATGCGAGCTACGTTACCAAGAGTTTTGGATATCCTCCACTTTGGCAATTTGCGCAAGAGAGCAAGCTCATTCTTTGTATAGCTACGCTTGGCATAAGTGAAGAACCAGTCACGTGACTGATCATCAGATGCCATGTAATTATACCAATTCAAGGCATTGGAAAATCCTGAGATTACGACAGGCTCGGATCCATAGGCTTTGTCATCAATCGACTTGATTGCCGACCGAGAGATTTGTTTTGGTTTCGCTTTCACCTTAATAACCATGCTTATCTCCTATAGTTTCTTCTTGCATTATTCAATCTACTACAGTTTCGATAATTTGTACATGTTTATTTTCATAGGTCGATTTTATAATTAAAAATTGGTCCAGCTTTAGGTGTATATTGTGTTGCATCTGGTTCCCAACCAGGAGTTCCAACGACTGGTATCCACTTTTTGTCGACATGTTCCTTCTTCACATAAGACCACTTACGAGGAGTTTCCATTGCCGTTTCCATACCATACTCGAGCAACTGATTGTGGATCGCATTATGTTCGTACATCTCTACGTCGTCGAAGACGAAGACAGCACCAGGATCTGACCGTTCAAGGAAGAACGCAATCTCGGTATCAAGCGCTTCGAGTGTATGAGGACCATCGAAGTGAACTACGCTATACTTATTGAGAATGCTTTTATTTTCTGCATAGATAGGAACGCCGTCTGCATAACGATTAAAGAACTCTGTGTCTTCGAGGTTGAACATGTAGAAATTCACGTTTTTCTGACGGCAGTACAGATACATATTGATCATGCAGATGTCGCGCATTTCATTGTTATAGTCGCAACGACCTTCCTTAAAGATCTCATCGCGGTAATATTCAATGTTGCCATACGGATCGATACCAAAGACTGGCTTCTCAGGAGTTTGTCCGCTTTCTACGAGACCGTCGATGATGCGTTGTAGACCACCACCGAGACGGACACCGATTTCGACTGCTGCTCCTTCAACGCCTTTTGATCGAATAGCTGCATCAGTCAGTACTTCGTAGTTGCCGCTGTCTGTGCCGAATTGAGCTTGTATTTGATGAATTGATACTGGTTGCTGTGACATTATATAGTTACCTTATTTCTATTTCGAATATATTTAGCGATCATATGCATAATAGCTTGATGGACGTCTTCTGCTGCTTCGTATTCTTGAATATCAACGTGCAAAGAAATATCTGCGAGTTGAGCGCACTTATTATCTGGTGAAAATCCTGTCAGAGCAATAGTCTTTATTTTCAAAGACTTAGCAGTCTCAATTGCCTTGACAACGTTCGGAGAATTTCCACTCGAAGAGATGGCTACGAGTACATCGCCTTCTTGCCCGAGTGCATCGAGTTGGAATGAATAGACATCGTCGTAGCTGATGTCATTGGAGATAGCAGTCATCAAAGGAATATTTGCAGCCAATGAAATGACTCGTGGTCGTAATCCACCTTGCTTGCAACCTTTTGTATAGTCACATGCCCAATGTTGAGCGATAGAAGCAGAAGCACCATTACCAATCGTATAGATGTTATTACGATAATTGGAAATGCTCGTTAACCAAATCAGTTCTGCGGCTTTCTTAAATTCGTCATGATCGATACTCGCAAACCCGATGTTAATCAGGCCGAGGTGATCGAATATAATATCAGTCTCTATAGACAACGCTTGCTCCTTCATGTGAGATGCCTACATCGAGGCAAGTACGATCTGAAAATTCTTGGCGGATTGAGCTCTTCTGGTCTGTGATTGCTAGCATGTATCCACCACCTCCTGCGCCGAGCAGTTTAGATCCGAATGCGCCTGCTGATTGGCATCGATCATACATACTATCTATCTCTTCTGAAGAGATGCCTTCAGTCATCTGTTTTTTTAATATCCATGCAGCGTTCAACAATCCACCATAGTCAAATGGATTTACGAGCTGCGTGCTTTGCATATCTGCCATATGAGCGAGCTCGCGAATAACGAAAGTCTTGGCTTCAAAGTTGATCTTATCAAGGATCTTAGCTGCATGGTGTTCTATGTTTGTAGGAATCAAGATCATGTAGTTCTCAATTCCCATTGTATCTAAACGCTTTACACTAATATTGCCGCTATTCGAATATTGAATGTAATTCATACCACCAAATGCAGATGCAAACTGATCTTGCATACCAATCTTCCAACCACAAAGGTCGATCTCGATATGACAGGCGGTCTTGGCAATAAGATAGGGGTTGATATATTCAAAACCGAGATATGCGGACAAAGCTTTAATCAAGGCACAAGTAAAAGCAGACGATCCACCAAGACCGTTGCCGATCGTGGGAATGTCTGCGAATGAAGTGATCTCGATGTTGGATTTGATTCCGAAGAATTTTAATGCGTTGCGAACGATCTCATTCTGAATATCTTCGACGTCTGTTACACATTCTTGTTTCGAATAAGAAATCTTAATGTGATCGTGAGGAGTGTGCATTACAGCTACATAAACATAATTGTCGATGGCTGTCGAGATGGTTGCTCCACCCCACTGTGCAAAGTGAGTGGGGATATCGCTACCCCCACCGAAAAAACTAACTCTGAGTGGTGCCTTGGCCAATATCACGATGTTGTTCCTTTAACGAAGCGATGAGTCCCTTCCACTTGGGAATAACAGAATCCCAACCGAAGCGAGTGTCTGCGTATGCCTTGACGAATGACATCATGTTAGTAATGTCGTTATTCTGTACGTTCTCAATGGCATACATCAGAGTATGTGCGAAGATATTGGCATGAAGATTCTGATCTTCATGATCTCCATCATACTGAACAGTCAACCCACCCGACGTGTCAGCCAGAGCAGAGAAGTTAGGATGTACCGCAAGACAACCAGCTGACATCGCTTCAATCAAAGAACGACACGATGTTTCAGGCCAAATACATGGATACGCAAAGATGTGTGCACGCTGATAGGCTGCACGAACTGTCTCTTGATCTGCCCAACCGTGGTAATTGATTTGTGGGTGCTCCTTCATCCGATCGAAGATAGGCTTGTACGCTTCGTCGCGTCCCTCCCAACCAGGACCATAAATTCCAAACGAAGAATAAACGTCTAATTCAATGTTTGGATATTTTTCGGCAAGAGCACAGAAGACAGGAACCAGAATCTCCAATCCACGATGAGGTGTGGATGTATAAATGAGACGTATCTTGTCCTTTGGTTTGTCAACGAGTGGAATCGGTTCGATGCCTGTTTCGATAACTGTTGAATGATTGCTATATGGAATTCCAAGATAGTCACGATACTGTTGATACTGCCAATTCGAGCTGAAGACCAACTTTTGAAAGCGAGCTCGAGAAGCTGGATCTTGAAGATGTGAAGCTTCCGGATCACCGGCGAGATCATGTAAATGATAGATCTTAATTCGGTCAGGATCGAGGTCGCGGACGCGAGCAGTGATAATTTGGATACCATCGAGTTCATCACTTGATAATCGATGGAAGAGATTTCGAGTGGTAAGTTCTGTTCCACCATTCGATTCCTTATTTAATTCATTCAATTCAATTCGTTCTTGATTATTCATCGTCATATCCTGGAAAGATAGATCGGTCTGCAATTGCAAAGAAATCCTTATCACTGATAGCCTTATCATCGATCCATATATCGTATGACGGCTTTCCGACTCGAACTTCGTGGAACTTGCAGTCCCAGTCATTTAGTTGTTGTGTAGTGAGTTCGGTCCAGTCGATGCCAGATCCTGAACCACGAGCAGTCCAATACTTAATAGTATGGCCTTGATCGTATAGTTTATTTATCTCTTCAATACGCTGCCTAAATGGAATGGAAAGCTCATAACGATGCTTTCCATCCATAAAAGGAGTCAGACAAATAGTCTGATCAATGTCGACCATGTAGATCATTCAGGTGTGCAGTCTATTGTAAAACCAAGGATCGAGTCATAACGAAATGAACGCCATCCTTTATTTTCGAGATCCCACACAGCCAGCGAGGTTTCACTTGGAGCCTTCTTTTGCACAGCTTCTTCAAGATCAGTCTGAGCCGGAAGAAGATCAGGCTGCAGAGTGCAACGCAAATTACGTTCTGTGCCATCCTTTTTTACGAAAGTAACATTCACGATTCCAGTTTGGAGAATGCCTTTTAAATATTCATTCCGCCAAGAAGTTTCGTTCTGGTCTATCGTACCATTCAATGAGTTTGTCATAACCACCTACCTTTTCTGTGTCAATAATAATGAAAGGAACCGTTCTAACGTCTGGAAAGCTTTCGAGAAACTCTTCTCGCGTCAGATCTTTTCCTATCTTCTTCTCTATATACTGTTGCCCTTTATTTGTAAACAAGTTTTTCGCTTGTACACAATAAGGGCAGTTATCTTTCGTATAGATCAGTACATTCTTAACCATCGTTTGTTACTTTGCTGTAAATACCTGTTGATCGATTTTTTGGATTACCCCAAACGGCATTTGCTTTGACTCTCATCAAGCGACACTTTGTGCTTGGACCAGGAACAGTAATCCACGGATTCTGCCCTTTACGCCAAGCTTCGAGCTTATTAAAAGCAACTTCGCCTTCACTTCGTGCTTGACGAACTTCTTTCACACCTGCAACAATATTACGACGTTGACCTTTCGAAGTGACTGTCTTACGTGTTCTCTTTTTACCCATTATAACACCTCATTTTTATTGTTCATATACCATTATATAACACGTTTCTCAATTAATGTACACAGTTCATGTTCTCTATCAATATACTTATATTCGACCTGAGTAGGCTCCCATTCTTTCATGGCTTCAAAGACATCTTGAGTATTCAAAGCACTACATGTATATACATCGAGTTGAGCGAGAGCGGGTTCGCACTCATCCCAAACATGCAGTGCGATATGACTCGTTTCAATAATAGTGACGGCAGTCAAACCACGATTACCAACCATATCAGAATACACTGCATATGGTCCCATTAAAATTTTCATGTCAATTTGATTGACGAGCTTCTTCATCCATGCTTCAATGGATTCTGTGCACTGCGGAGGATTGTTCAGCTCTGCTCTTACAATCAAATGCTTATGTTCTAGTACCTTACCCACCTCATAAATTCTCCTGTTCGGGGTTGAAAAGCAAAGCCTTTACATGGCTTGTTTGAATTTTACACGATACCCAACTGTTATAGTATTGAGGATCTAAGATAGCATCTACATCAAATATGTATTTTGTTTCGAAGTAATTACATTCTCCGCGACCCTTACAGAGTCTTAAAATCGTTCTACGAAAGTTATCTTTTCCGTAGTGATCAATGTCTTCTTTGAGGGAAGTTGAAGAACCGTAGTAGTCTCGCCAATCGGACTCTACGCGAATCTTCTTTCGTTTACCTTTGACAGTTTTGTATCCAGCTTTTGTTAGATACTTACGACCGATATATTTCCTGCCGTTTACCAAGTTTTCAATCAAATATATGAAACCATAATAATCTTCGACTTCAGTAAATTCTTTGTCTTCGTATAACCAATTCATAGATCACATTCCATCAGGAGAAAGATCTATTTATTCTTCATATTCTTCGTCAAATGGATCTTCAAGGTTAAGTTCTGCAGAACAATACGGGCAATATTCAGGCAGAGCGGTATTTTCTGTGATTAATTTAAATTCCTCATCACATGAGGGGCAAGTTATCCAATCCATTATAGCGTAAATCCTTTAAACGTGTTTTCATCAACATCTTTTTTCACTCCGCCAATCACATAGCTAGTAATTTCTGTTTCTTGCGGCGCAACTTGCACATCAGAACCTGAAATCCACTTCTGTGTCCATGGCAAAGGATTCGCACCAGGTTTGCCATTCAGGCCGATAGCACCCATTCGTTTTGCGGCAATATGATCGACATAGTTACAAAGAAGCTCTTCGTTCAAACCAATCATGGAACCATTCTGGAAAAGGTAAGATGCCCAACTTTTCTCTTGGTCGACCACACGATAAAACATGCCGATACACTCATCTCGTGTCTCTTCTTGTATGCGAGCAAAGTCTGGATCCTCTTTCGGTAGAATTTTGAGGAGCTGTTGTGTCGAGGCAAGGTGAACGTTCTCGTCCCGCGCGATGAGCTTGATGATCTTGGCGTTACCCTCCATCTTCTTAACTTCGGCGAAAGCCCAGCTACACGCAAACGAGACATAGAACCTTACTCCTTCAAGAGCATTCACAGCATTCAAACACAACCATAAGGCTTTCTTATGGTCGTAGTGCGCGTTACCGCCATTCCATCTGACATTAAAACTAATTAAGTTATCATAGTATTTGCTAATATCATAAGCGCAGTCAGCTATTTCTTGGATGTCGAGCATCTCGTCAAATACCCTTGACGGATCTGAATAAACGTTTCGAATGATATGAGTGTAGGATCGACTATGAATCGTTTCGGAAAATGTCCATGTTTGGATCCAGGTTTCGAGTTCGGGGAGCGAACAAATCGGTAGAAACGCCAAGCTAGGCGCACGTCCCTGTACAGAGGCAAGAAGAATTT